AGAAGGTCGTAACTTTTCGACTTATGAAAGAAGGATTTGATGTTGATTTAGAAGATGTAGAGTTTCCTTCTGATATGCCACAAGATGAAAATACTTTGGAAGAGAATTGTGATAAACCGATGAAGGGGGAAAGTGAACAACAATTTAGAACAAGATGTTTTGGGGTGAATCCATTAGCACAACCACCTAAAGGTTTGATGAAAATGGGTGAAGAGGAATTAGATGAAAGAAGTAAAGGTAAACTAAGACCTGCAGATTTATTAAGAAGAAAAGCGGCGATGGCTGGTAAGAGAGCACAAATAGCAAGAAGAAGAGCAAGAACAATGAAGAGAAGAAAACCTCTTGCTAAACTAAAAAAGATTGCATACAAAAAAGCATACCTACAAGTTTATGATGAGTTCATGAAAGATTTATATCCTGGTAAGAAAAAATCAGAACTATCCATTCAACAAGCAAAAGTAGTTCATAAAAATGTATTAAGAAAAAAAGGTAGAGTAAGAAAAAGAGCTAGATTTAGATTCTTACCAGCTTTAAGAGCAAAAGAGGTAGAGAAGTTTGGTAAAACAGAAGCTGCAAGAATTCCAAGAAAAAAAGGACAACATAGACAATCATCTTCACATTCTGATTTATATACTGATGAAAACCCAAAAGGTACAATCAAAGGATTGAAGTTCGCAACAGTTGATGATGCTAAAAAATCTGTAAGTAAGATTAAGAGTAGTGGTAAATCTCATGCACACAAAATCCAAGCGGCAGTAGCTATGGAACAAAGAGCTAAGGAGATGGGTAAGAAATCCCAAGCTGCAGTTTATAGAACATTTATAAACAAAATGAAAAAAATAACTAAGAAAAAGAATGAAACTTTTCTTAGAGGATATCCAAATAAAGAGGATATGAAGGTCATTAAAAAGAGATTGACTAAAGCGAGAAATAACACGGATTCAAATCAAGAATATCAATACGACCCACTAAATGAAATTAACGATTTCTTTTATATGGACTTTAAAAAGTATGTTTATAAAAACAGAGGAAAAATAAATAAACTATTTAAAGGGTTATCACCTGAAAAGAAAAAAGAATACTTAGAAAGATTATATGTAAAACTTTTCAAATCACCAACTTATAGAATGGCTGATAAAGATATCAAAGGTAAGGGTGGTGAATTACATAACCAACTAAAAAAAGATAGAGTAATTAAAGAGGCAAAAGAATTACTACGAATTCCATCAGATATTATAAAAATACAAAAAGGATTTAAAAAGAATGGTAAAAAACTTTATGTGGTAGGTGGAGCAGTTAGAGATGCTATATTAGGTAAAAGACCAAAAGATTTTGATTTAGCTACTGATGCAAAACCAGATGAGGTTTTAAAGATTGCTAAAGATTTAGGAATGAAAACTGTTGAGGTTGGTAAATCATTCGGAGTTGTAATGGTTGGTGGACATGAGATTGCAACATTTAGAAAAGATATCGGTAAAGGAAGGAGACCTTCATCAGTTGATTATACAGATATTGAAGGTGATGTAAGAAGAAGAGATTTGACAGTCAATGCATTGTTCTATGATATTGATAAAAAAGAAATCGTAGATTTAGTTGGTGGAATAGCAGACCTGAAAAAGAAAAAAATTAGAACTGTTGGTAAAGCAGAAGAAAGATTTGAAGAAGATGCATTAAGAAAGTTAAGAGCTTTAAGATTCCAAGCAAGATTGGGTGGTAGTTTAGATAAAGATTTACTAAACGCTTTACAAAAAGACCCATCACTAAAAGGAGTTAGTTCTGAAAGAATTAGAGATGAATTTGTAAAATCTCTTAAATCAGCAAAAGATACTAAAAAATATATGGAGTTATGTGATAAGATTGGATTCACATCACTTATACTTCCAAATCTAAAAATAAACAAACCTTACATCAAAGATAATGATTACATATTATTTTTAGCAAATCTACTTAGAAAGAATCAACCATCGGTCTTGGCTAAAACTTTAAATAGATTAACATATTCAAATGATGAAAGAAATAATATAGTTTTCTTAGTTACACTTGAAGATTTTAAACCAGAAGAAATAGTAACTTACAAAAAATTACAAAACAAAACATCTTTATCCGATGACCAAATCAAAAAGTTTGGAAAGTTGATTGGTAAAGATATGAGCAAGTTTGTTAAATTTAATTTATCAGTTGGTGGTAAAGATGTACCTAAAGATATCAAAGGTCCACAAATAGGATTATGGATTAAGAACAAAGAAAAAGAAAACTTCTTAGGTGAAGGTTTAATTAAAGAAGGTGGAGCATATGGACACATGAACCATCCATTTGATTCTGATGTCAACTTAACATTTGGTCAGTTGAAAGATATTGTGAATAGAGCATTAGATGGTACATTAGAAAATACAAGAGAAAAAACTGATGGTCAAGCTTTAGCAATTAGTTGGAGAGACAATAGATTAGTTGCAGCAAGAAATAAAGGACATCTTAAAAATAAAGGAGAGAACGCCTTGGATATACGAGGAGTTTCGGATAAGTTTCAAGGTAGAGGAGGATTGAGTGATGCATACAACTTTGCGATGAGAGATTTATCTAAGGCTATCTCTTCACTTTCTGAACCACAAAGAAAGAAGATTTTTAAAGATGGTGCTTGTTTTATGAACTTAGAGGTAATCTATCCGACTTCAGTAAATGTAATTCCTTATGGTCAAGCTTTACTTATTTTCCATGGTACTATGGAGTATGATGAAGATGGTAAAGCAATAGGTGAGAATCAAGGAGCAGCAAGAATATTAGCTGGTATGATTAAACAAGTCAATCAAAATGTTCAATCATCATATACTATTGAAGGACCACCAGTAGTAAAGTTACCTAAATCACAAGACCTTTCTAAAAAGAAATCTGTGTATAGTGGTAAAATAAAAAGATTACAAAAGAAATATAATCTTAAAGACACGGATGGTGTAGCAGAGTATCATCAAGCTTTTTGGGAAAATTATGTAGATAAAAAATCACCAACCACATTAGATAATAAAACTAAAATGGGATTGGTAAAAAGATGGGCTTTCTTTGATAAGAAATTTAGGTTAGATAGAAAAAACATAGTTGATGCTAAAACTTTAGATTGGGCAAAGAAAACTGATAAAGAAAAACATAGTAAAATAGCTAAAGATAATATTAGACCATTTGAGGATATTTTCTTAGGTTTAGGTGCGGAAGTGTTACAATTTGTAAGTTCAGCCATGACAGTCAATCCTGACAAAGCTATTAGAGATATGAAAAAGAAATTGGATAAAACAATCAAAGATGTAAGAAAATCTGGTGATGAAAAGAAAATCCAAAAACTAAAATTAGAACTTCAAAGATTAAACTCTATCGGAGGTGCTAAGAAGATAGTACCAAATGAAGGTATTGTATTTACCTACAATGGAAAGACCTTTAAACTTACAGGTACTTTTGCACCACTAAATCAAATATTAGGTATATTTTTCTAAAAAAATTGTCGTTTTTACAATTTAGTTATATTTATATATACATATATAATATGTTAAAATAGTATGGCAAAAGAATTCAAAAGAAAATTCATGCATCCAACTCGTAGAAAGTTGGCTGATATGGTCAAGACTGGTGAGTATGAAAAAAGCCAATCTGTTGGTTGGGAAGGTAAAAAAACTGATAGAAAGGTTGGTGATGTTTGGGAAGATGAACATTATAGATATGAAAAGAAAGATGGATATACTTTAAAGACTGGTAAGAATTCAGAAGTGTTCGAAAATATAAGAAAGTATCTTCAAGAACAAAACCAATGTAAAAATACTGATTGTGACCATGTTGGTGAATTCGGACCAAACAATAAAAAACTTATTCGTAAAACAGGATTTTGTATTTCATGTAACAAAAAGATGGAAACAGAATTAAGAATCAATGGTGTTTACGAAGATTTTGCAAAATATAAAATGTTTTCAAATGCAATCGCTGATGGACTTTTAAGATTAGATGCAATTGAACAAGAAATAACAGATTTAAAACAAGAATATCACCAATATGGTGAAGATGGTAAAATTACAGAAACATACACTCTTCCAAGACCTGTCGATGAGATGAAAAAAGAAATGAGAGAATTCGTTGATAAAAGTAAAAAAGAGTTGGAAGAAATTAAAGAAAAAAGACAAGAATGTTTCGACAGAATAAAAGATAAAAATTATGAACATATTCTTTAGTATATTACGAAAGTATTTCAAGGAAATACTAATTGTAGGATTAATAGTCGTTATACTATTAATGAGAGCTTGTAGTGGAGATTCATCCATAGACCCTAAAGACATAGTAACTGTAGATGGTAAAGATTACGAATTATTAGAACAAAAGATAGATACAGTATTTGTTGAAAAAGTAATAGAAGTACCAAAGTATGTTCCAAAATATATTACAAAAGTAGAGACTGTTGAAGTTGAAGTACCAGCTGATGTTGACTCTCTTAAAGTAGTTGAAGATTACTATGCAAAATACATTGTAAAAGATACTTTAAATCTAACATATGATTTTGGACCAGAAATAACAATTGATTCATTGGGAACAAAACCAAACCCCTCTCTTGGATTTGGATTCCTCACAGACACAATATCCCAAAACAAAATCATTAGTAGGAAAATAGAATGGAACTTTCAGATTCCTACAATTTACAATACAAAAATAGTCAAGGAGTTACCTAAAAGAGAATTATATTACGGAATAGGTGCTGGTTTCAATAAGACTGATTTTATTGGTAGTGCTAAGTTTGGATTATTATACAAGGACAAAAAAGATAAAGTTTTTGGTATTGATTTAGGTGTAATTAATGCAAACAATAATGTCACTCCATATATCGGTGGTTCTTTGTATTGGAAATTATCATTTAAGAAAAAATAATGGCTAAACAATCCTTAAAGGATATTATTAAGATTGAATATCAGAAGTGTGCACAAGACCCAATACACTTTATGAAAAAGTATTGCTATATTCAACATCCAGTCAGAGGTAAGATACCTTTTCATTTATTTAATTTTCAAGAAAGAACTTTAACTGAGTTTGATAAAGAAAGGTATAACATTGTACTGAAATCAAGACAAACTGGTATATCTACTTTAGTTGCCGGTTTTTCACTTTGGAAAATGTTGTTTAATTCTGATTTTAATATTTTGATTATTGCAACAAAACAAGAAGTAGCAAAAAACTTAGTAACCAAGGTAAGATATATGAATGATAACCTTCCTACTTGGTTAAAACAAACCGCAATGGAAGATAATAAACTATCTCTGAGATATTCGAATGGTTCACAAATCAAAGCTACATCAGCTGCAGGTGATGCTGGTCGTTCCGAAGCACTATCCTTATTAGTATTTGATGAGGCAGCATTTATCGACAAGATTGAAGATATATGGATATCATCACAATCAACACTATCAACTGGTGGTAGTGCAATTATTCTTTCTACTCCAAATGGTGTTGGTAATTTTTTCCACAAGACATGGGTAGGAGCTGAGGAAGAAAGTAATGGTTTCAATACTATCAGACTACATTGGTCAGTTCATCCTGAAAGAGACCAAACTTGGAGAGATGAACAAGAAAAACTATTAGGACCAAAAGGAGCAGCACAAGAATGTGATTGTGACTTTGTTTCATCAGGTGATACAGTTATTGACCCACAATTACTAATGTTCTTTAAAGAAAGTTATGTCCAAGAACCATTAGAGAAAACAGGCTTTGATGGAAACCTATGGAAATGGGAATATCCTGATTATAATAAAAGTTACATGGTTGTAGCGGATGTTGCGAGAGGAGACTCTTCTGATTTTTCAGCGTGTCATGTATTTGATGTTGAAGGTGCATCACAAGTAGCTGAATATAAAGGTAAATTAGATACAAAAGACTTTGGAAACTTTTTAGTTGCTTTAGCTACTGAATATAATAATGCATTATTAGTAGTTGAGAACGCAAACATAGGTTGGGCAGTAATCCAACAAATAATTGATAGAGATTATAAGAATTTATTCTATATGAGTAAGGATTTGAAATATGTAGATGTTGAACATCAAATGACTAACAAGTATAGAAGAGAAGAAAGAGGAATGGTAGCTGGTTTTAGTACTACTTCAAAGACAAGACCTTTGATTATATCTAAGTTAGATGATTACTTTAGAGAAAAGTCTTGTATGGTTAGGTCATCACGATTAATTGATGAGTTGTTTACATTTATTTGGACAGGTAATAGAGCTGAAGCTATGAAAGGTTATAATGATGATTTAACTATGTCATTCGCAATTGGACTTTGGGTAAGAGATACCGCTTTAAGACTCAGACAAGAAGGTATTGATTTAACCAAAAGAGCATTAGGTGGTATTGGTTCACAAACACACTCTGGTATTTATGGTGGGAACGACTTAGGTCCACACGGTAACCCTTGGACACAAAGAGTTGGTGATACCGATGAGGATTTGACTTGGTTAATTAGGTAATAATGAAAAATTATATATTTATAGTGTAAGGAGTTAAATTATGGACAATATTACTAAAGCATTATATTCAAATCACATTAACATCATCAGAAATGAATCTGAAGAGATAGAAGAGTACGATGTTGTAAACGAACAAGACATTACAGAACTTATAGAATTTTTAAAACATTACAAACCTGATGTAAACGAAGCTGAATACCAAGGTAGAAAAGTTAAATTAGGTAAACCAACAAGAGGTGATGTAAAAAAATTCAAAGTTTATGTTAAAAATCCAAAAGGAAATGTTGTAAAAGTAAATTTTGGTCACAAAGGCAAGGGTGGTGAAAAGACTATGAGAATTAAAAAGTCAGACCCTGCAAGAAGAAAATCATTCAGAGCAAGACACAATTGTGATAATCCTGGTCCAAGACATAAGGCGAGGTATTGGAGTTGTAGAGCTTGGTAATAAAGGTTATATAATTAAATTAAAATAAAATGGCAGATACTTCATTTTTCGGTAGATTAAGAAAACTCTTTTCCGCACAAGCAATCGTTAGAGTCGATTCAAAGGGAAGGAGAAAGGTTGCTGATGTCGATGAAAGACAAAAGACAAACTTATCTTTTCTAAGAGACCGATATACAAAATTACAAAAAGGATATTATGAACAAGCTGGTGCAGCTCAATCAATGGCGTACCAACAAGTTAGAAGAGAAATATTCAGAGACTATGATGCTATGGATAATGACCCAATTATCGCATCAGCATTAGATATTTACTCAGATGAGTCTACACTTAAAAACGAATATGGTGATATCTTAACTGTTCGTTCACCAAATGAAAATGTTCAAGCAATATTGAACAACTTATTTTACGATGTACTTAACATTGAATTCAATCTTTGGCCTTGGGTTAGAAATATGTGTAAATATGGAGACTTT